CATTCACTGTTTCATAACACATTGTTTTAAGATACTCTTGATCATAAAACGGTAACTGCTTCATATCGAAGGTTACTTCTACATCTTTGAATTTAAACATAACTTATTATTTTTTGATTTAATTAAATATAAGATCTTTCTTTTAATTTTCCAAATCTTTTGTAACATTTTTTATATCATAATAAAATGAATCTGTATCCTCGGATACCCATCGATCTGAAACAGTTTCGGTACTAAGTAACTCGGTATCTACTTTTATTTCTTTTTTATCGATTGGAAAATCACGAGTGACCCAATTCGAGTCCTTCCAGTAAATTCTATTGTTTGGCATACATAATAAATAGCCATCATCTGCAACTAATACATGTCCACATTTATAATCAGTAGGCTCATTACTATAAGGATTATGTTGCCAGTCAATTGTAAACATATATGTTGCCCATGCCAATGTTTTATCACGTAATATTACCTGACAACGTTTATATTGTAAATACTCAAATTCTGTAACAGTTACATCATTACCGAAGCAGTCCCATAGTTGTTTATAATGATATGGTATATCAATTTCAGTAGGATGTAAATATATTTCAGATATTGGAACACGAGATCGTAACATGCCATAGTCAGTCATGATATGAAATGTTAAAATTTTACCGGCAATAGATTGTATTCCAAATGCATAACATGGATGAAATATGTTTGAATCACTTTCTTTTTTTGTAAAGTATGATTGCCGTACAAAACATTTAAAACTAGGTATATTACTATTAAGCATAATTAATCTTTATATGGACAGTGTCTACATCCATTATTACAACAGTAACCACGTTTACGCAGAAAGTGGGCGGTAAAAACTACACGCCCATCTTCTTTGTAATAATCTTGCATTGTCTCTTCTAAAGCTAATTTAGAAATCCAATCATCTGTCCTCATACTGCTGCTATCTCACATGCGCCACCTGCACAAGCAAGTTCTCCAGATAAGTTAGTTGAGTCATCTAATTCAATTACTTTAGACAAATCAATACTATGTAATGAATTCATGAGTTCATCAAAACGCTCTTTGGTGATATCTTCAAATGGAGCTTGTTTATATGTTCCGCCATCAAAAGGCAATACCGAAAGACCATTATAATATTCTCTGTTATCCCACATCCATTGACCAGCTGCATCCCATTCATGTTCGCGTAATGATACAGTTGCTGATACATTATGTGTATTGTTACCACTACGATGTCCAGGGCGAACCCATTCCAAAGTAATACGTTTAATACGTTCTAACAATTGGAAAGGAGATTCAGTTCTTAGAATAGCTCCTACTGGTGCTTTTTGTGGTATTGAAATTACTGCGGTATCATGAGGACGGAAATATTCATCTTCAATTAGCTCTGGATGGTAGATTGACAAGTAAGAGTAAATTGCTTCGTTCTTACCTACACGTACACGACGTATATAATAATCATTATGCCATGCATGAATACCTGAACTAGTACCTAATGTTAATGAAGTTGTTCCGGCTGGTTTAACGGTAGTTGATCTAGCTGCGCTATTAATACCTAATATACCTGCTATGCGAGCATTTTCTTCTTTAACTGTCTTGGCAGCTTCTTTCATGTTATATCCTAACACTGTACCAGAACCAATACCAGTCATTGATACTCCAATCAATGCATCTTTTTCAGTTGTACGTTTCCATACCGGACGAAGATAATGGAAATCAGTGTAACCGGCTTGAAGTGTTCCAATAAATGCAGCTGCCTTAACTCGATTATTCAAATCTTCCTGAGATTCAATATCTGATACATTTACCTCGCATAGGTTACAGAATTGATATGGACGAAGAGCAATTTCGCAACATGGATTAGTTCCCCAATCTTTATCGTTACTTAAATAAATACCAGGTTCACCAGCTCCACTCAATTCAACACGCTTCCAAAGTTCCATAAAGAACTCTTTGGTAACCTTATGGCGCATTAATACTGCTGAGTTATTAGCACGGCCTCTTTGTGGATTCAATTCCCACCAAGCTCCGGACTTACAAGAAATCATTTCATCATCATCGGCGCTAAACAATGATATGAGAGCTGCACGACGTATACCCCCAGCCAATACAGCGTCTGCAATGTGACAAACAACATCGTGCACTTCAATAGGTGATAACTTTTCTCCATCTTCTTTTGCATCTAAAATACCTTGAATTTTAATTAAACATTCTTTAAGAGGTTGAGGTCCTGGTGCTTTACCACCGGATGTAACCAAACGAGCTCCTTTAGGACGAATATCTGAAAAATCAAATTTAATCTTTGACCCACCAGTATAATAAGACTTCATCAATGCTTTAATGGCATCTGCCCATCCTTCAATACTATCAGCGATAAGGAAACGACGTTCTCTGGCCGTATTTGGTTTATGAAGTTCTGGTAGTTGTTCTGCATGATGACGTTGAACACTATATCCTACACCAGTACCGCCTAATAATAAAAACATCACTTCGCCAAATGCTCTCCAATCATCAATAGGAAGATAGGCACAGTTATAAATACGGTTAGGTGAAATTTCAATTGGCTTACCACCAAATTGCAAACTACGCATTGATGGAAGTACTTTTTTATCGTATACAAACTTATATACATTTTCAATTTCATCTGCTAAGTTTGGATATTTCTTTTGATGCATGTTTTTATTTCTGGTTACCAACTCGGCCCATGTTTCTCTCCGTTGGAGTTCCGGAACATATTTTGCGTACTTCATGTGTACGGTTATGTCGGAGAGTATTTGATTAGATACGTCCATAATGTTTCCTTAAAGTTAATTTAATAATGTGTTTGTAAATGTTTTAAAACTACGTAATTTTATACATAAATATGCCGTCGTGATTAAGCTCAGTTCAGTTTTGATAACTTTTTCTTTACTTTTTTATTCAAAGTCATTGTTCTGAATTTCCTGGAATTTCCTAGCCAGCATCTTACGAGCTAACTCATTACCATTATCCATTTGCTTCTGAGCATCCTTTCCTTGTACTGACGTATCTGCATATATGTTAATTTGTCCACTACTGGTATTCATTTTACTAGGTAATGTAATACCATCTGGTCCGAATCGATTTTTAATGACATGCCATCTACCAGTACCAGCTAATTTATCTTGTACCTTTCGAGACAATGAAATAACAAAATCTGCAACCATTACCTTACCATATGACTCAGCAATCTTCTCAGCTCCAATAACATCTTCCTCAAGAGCTGATCTATTTGCTTGAGATGCTGTCCATACTGGTACTTCATATTCACCTGCCATACCGCGGAGGTCTTCATATATACCTTCCAACTCATGTCTCTTTTCAACACCAGGGCCTCTTAACAAATCCGCATAGTCAACAATGATAACATCTGGTTTCTTTCCTTGCATTATACATTTTTCAATATGACTACGCAAGCCCATTACTGATACTGTCTTGGTTGGATAGTATTTAATAATAAGATTACCAGTTAATTTTGACAACTCTGTTTTAACCTGATCTTGATAATGTTTAAGGTTCTGATTGGCAATGCCGGTTACTACTGAATCATAACGTAATCCTACATATGCTTCATTTAACTCTAATGTATAATGGATAACTGTCATACCTTTCTTAATGGCATGCGCTCCTATATTAATAAGTCCCCACGACTTACCAATACCGGCAGGTGCTACAAACACTCCTAGTTCACCTTTACCTAACCCACCAGATGTCAATTCATTAATAACTTCCCATGGCGTTTCTTTGGTATCACGTACTGACTCTGTATATCGCTCATCTATACTAGTCATGTAATCATGTCCTATTTCTTTATCACCGCCGGCCTTTAAGGCATTATCAATTTGCATTTTAATATCATCATATCTTCCTATCTTTAATAATTCAACGGATGATAAAATTGCTTTTTTAATTTCTTGATTCTTACAGAAATCCAAAGCTTGCTGTTTAATAAAATCCAAATCGGTTGCCTCGGCATATCTCCAGGCTTCTTTTAAATGTTCTTTGATCTGAGTTTTTAGTACATCATTATCAACATCTGATAACTTTACCTTCATTACTTCTAATGTCGGATTGGTCTTATATTGTTTATGATACTCTAACGCCGTTTCAACAATCCATTCATTGGCGTCACTTTCAAAATACTTTGCTGAAAGTATGTCTGAGATCTGCTGCATAAATGCCTTATCTGTAAACAAAGCCGTAATAACTTTGATCTGGAAGGCATATCCATAACTACTTAATCTATCTGTCATACTTTATTATAATAACTATTTTCGTAAAATCAAAGACTTGTGTAACTATTTAATGTATTAAATGCTGTTAACCATGTATCCACATCTTTAATAATGGTATACATTTTATCACGCATAAACATTCTTTTGAATTCATATACGTTAGTTCTTTGTATAGGTTGGTTAACAATATCAACAGCTAATAACTTTGTATTACCGGGAATATCAACATTTTTAAGTTGCATTAGATCATGGTTACGTTCTAATATATGAATGTTATCACGTACTGTTTCATGAATTCGTGTAGGCTTATCTTGCTGACTAATATATTCAGTAATAGCTTCAATTGTCACTTCTTGCGGTCGTTGCATGATAGGAAAATGCTTGAGCATTGTTTTTAGAGCCACGCCGTTGATACCTGGAATATTATCTGATTTATCGCCGATAAACGAACGATACATCAAGTAATTAAGTGACGGAATACCTATTTCTTCTTGTAGCACACTTGGAGTGTATAAGATCTTTTTTACAGGACTCCAAACATTGATACGGTCATTTACTAGTTGTAAGAAATCTCTATCAGTTGAAACTATAGTTACTCGATGTTTGTCTTCTGTATATATTTCATTGGCTATATATGCAATGATATCATCGGCTTCAACATTGTCAATAGACAATACTGTTACCGGTAGTTGATGTAAATATTCTATGGTACAACCAAATTGCCGTTTCATAGATTCTGATTCATCTTGTAGATTGGCAAACTCTTCATATCTGTTAAATTGAGTTTTAACAGCTCGATTAGCTTTGTAATCTGGGTATAACTTTTTACGCCTAGCCGAACCGCCCTTACCATCAAAGACAATAATGCATCGACTAGGTTTGAATTGCCGGATAGTGGCAGCAACAGACCTTAAAAAGCCTGTTACTCCACCGATATGCTCACCGTCATCGTTTAATGCAGGTACTGCAGAAAACACTCGGATAAACGTATTTAGTCCGTCAATAATTAAAACATTGCTATTGATATCTGTCGATCTCTCCTGCGAACGTTCTACTTCTAATTGTTTAAAAATCTCTTGAAACCTATTGTTCATGATTCTTCATTAATAAAATCCTCATCAATCTCAATATCATCAATGCCAATAGCTCCAGATTGATAACGGAAAATATAAGCATCACAAATAGCACTGTAAATCTCATCTTTCAAAGTCGGGTCATTTTCAACCGCTCCTTGGAAATCTTTAGATAAGAACTTTACCGGAGTTCCATTTGTTCGAGTATATGTATACCAAGCACCCGCCTGAGTTACTAATTTATACTCTTTCATCACTTCAAGCCAACCACCAAAGTTATCAATACCAGACTCAAAGTAAATATCATAGTCAATTGACTTCAAGGGCGGACCCATACGATTTTTAATTACTTGAGCTCTAGTTTTAATTCCTATGATTTGCTCTACACCTTTGGCATCTTTAGCTTTGATCTGTCCTACAGACTTTAATCGCAAACGTACCGATGCATGGAATGGAATTGCTTTACCGCCGGAAGTAGTCCATGGATCACCAAAGCTTACTCCTAAGCGAGAACGTAACTGGTTGGTAAAGATCAAACTAATCTTTTCACGAGCAATCATATTAGTAATTTTACGCATACCTTTTGACAAGATAATTGCTTTACTAGTTGCCCAACCATCCTTATCAAACTCAGCTGCCATTTCAACTTTAGTAGATGCGCCCATTACTGAGTCAACTACAATAGTTACTAAACGATCTTTGTTTGACTTACGAACTGATTCAACAATAGATTCAATTGCTTCAAATATATCTTCCATAGTCTCCAATGGAACATATAACATTTTTTTAAGATCAACACCTATTGCTTCTAGAAACTCACTGCTAACAGCACTTTCTGTATCAATATAAACTGCTAATCCGTCCTGTTTCTGTGTATTAGCCAAGGCATGTGTTGCTAACAACGACTTACCAGAAGCTTCTAAACCCGTAATCTCTACAATACGACCAATTGGAAATCCTCCATTAGGTCTATTTGAGATTGCTAGATCTAGCATACTAGAACCAGTACCTACCCAACCGGATACATTAGAGGGAGAATCTACATCCCCCTCCAAAAAGTATGCCGTTTTGTATCCTGATCCTTTAAACTTCTTGTTTAAGTTGCTAGCTAATTCGCCGGCCAATTCATCCGACAGTTCGCTTTTAGATACCGCCATTTTGTAACTCCTTTAGATTATTCATTAAACAATTCATCGAATGCTGCACTTACGTCATCCACTTTGCTCACATTGGGTGAAAATGGTGCTTCATCTTCATCATGTGATGCAGTGCCAACAGATGTATTAGTATCATCTTCTTCTCCACCATTCAACCATTGAGTCAAAGCATCTTTCAACTCTTCGTAGCTTGGTTCTTTGAAGATCTCAGAAAGATTTGGTTGCTGTTGAGCAATCTTTTCTGCAACATTACGATCTGTCGTTAATGGTGTCGTATTAGGCTTAATACGAAGAACTGTTTTTGGATATGCTCCACCCTCAGCTGGGGTGAATTCAATTACAATGTCACGGCCGTTCATTGGATCCGTTAAATCACCATAATCAGGGTCTGCAATAAACCCTAACAACTCAGTATAGACTGTTTTACCAAAACCCCAAAATTTAACACCTTCTGATTCTTTACCACGCACAACAATTGGAACATAACAACGCATCTTCGGTTCCAACTTCTTGCCCAACTTCCATTCATCAGAATTACCAGAAGATTTAAGCTTCTCTGCAAATTCTACTACCGGATCCGGATTACCATGAGTGATTGGAGATAAAAAATTCTTCTTACCTAGATCATAATGGAAATAAAGTTCTTGGAATGGATTGTCTTTGTTGTATTGATATGGAACAATACGAATTTGTTGCTTGCCTGGTTCAGGCTTCCACAGATTGTTTTGACGGGTGGTCTGTGTTTGTAATTTGTTAAGTTTTGCTTTGATAGCATCTAAATTAATTGCCATTTTGTACTCCTTTTTTATTTATTGGTTATTATTAATTTTCTTTAAATATAAGTACTTACTTTTCATTTTCCAAGAGAAATGTAAGATATTTTTTAGTTGTCATTTATTATTTTATATAAATATATCCTTAGCCAATAAAAAAGCCGGCTTATAACCGGCTCTAATATTCTGGGGGCGTGTAGTTTTTATCTTAATATTTTATATCGAGTTAACAGCACCGTCAATCCTTGCCATAGATCATTTTCTGCTGATCCTTCTGGCGCTGCTTTCCACTTTTCTACCAGTTCAAGTGTCAATATACCCTTCCTCTCGAGTTTAGCCATTGATACAGTTACCATTGCATCTCCATTAAAGTTTAAGCTTGTATTTTGTTTTGCTGCAGCTTGTTTGGCCCAAGCAATAAACTTACGCTGTTGTGCTAAGCGTTCTGCTTGTATTTGTTTTGCTATTTCGTCTCCAAAAGAATCCTCTTCTCTTAACACTTTAGCAATCTCTTCACGTATTAGTTTTCTAAATTCAGATGCTTTCATATTTTCCTTTTTATATTTTTTAAATAAATATTACAAATCAACTCGTTTAAACATTTTTAATCGCACATGCCGTAAACTATCATCTGAAGTTAACAGTATGGAGTTACGATATGCATTCCAATTAATGATAAACGATTTATCTAGTACACCATTATTTGCTTCTCGTATAATAACATTTAAAGCATTAACGGTATACATGGTATTGGTTTCTTTTTTGCGATGAACCAATATGGTATTGGCTATGCGTTTGGTATCGGCTGTCTCCACATTAAATGTTACATACATATCATTGTATATAGTCTCATCAGAAAATACAAACAAACGTTGTTCACTGATTACATATGATGATACAATATAATCAAGTATTAAATCTAAATCTTTACGATGTGCAAATGTACATAACAATTGTGGCTTCACTAATCGACCTCTCTTACTTAATCTAACGCCAGCTGCGCTTTAATAAATTCATATTTACTGGCTAAACGACCAATCATCATCTTTCCCATATTTTGAGATATACCATATATGATAAAATCTTTAGGATATCCTAAATATGGTTGCGGATTACCAGATAAATAATATACAAAACCCGGAAGAGCATCGTCTGCGAAATAAGCATACTTTCTGTCATTAAAATCTTTAGGTAATAACTCTGGGTCTTGTACCATAGGTGATTTTATAATTTTAAGTATGTTATATAAAAATACACGTATATCTTGTTTTGCTGGTGTAGAAACTTTGATACTTACTGATTGATCGGGTTTGGCTTTTTGTATTTTTGTGGCATCATCTGAGCTAATAAAAAATTGTCCTTCTGCCTTTGCTGTTTGTATAATCAATTTGGCATTGTTAATTAAATCTTTATTTTTAACAATTAACTTACCTAATCTATTTAATTCCTTATAACCTAAATAATGTAATTCTATAACACCAGATGGTAACTCAGCTGCTTTTGAAACGCGTTCAAAAAAGTTTTCTGCTGTTACATCTTCTTCGCCTTTTTTCTTTTTTGCTTTAAAGCCATCGCCGCGAAAATTAACAGTCAAAACTTTCATGAACTCGTCAGCTATTTTTTCTGAATTAAATACTTTATTAAGATTTTCTATAATTGTAGCATCTTCGCCGCCATTTAATCCAATACTGTCTAATAACTCGTAAAACTTCTTAGTTTCTTTTACATATCTAAATTTACCACCAAAACCAGATTTGGCCATTCGAATATTATCCGGGTCTTCTTTTACTTCCCAGGTTGCGTTCGGAAGTATTAAATCCTTTTGCTCGGTACCGCCAGAGGCAGCTCCTTTGATAGCTAGCACTGCCATCATTTCTCCGCGGCCCATACCCTGAGGCGCAATGTCAAAGAAATCTACAAACTCTTTCCAGCCACTAGTAATATATTGTTTTAAATTATATGTTTGAAATAAACTATTCCATTTTGCTTGCTGAGATGCCGGTGCATGTGATACTATATACTCTATACGTCGGTATGCTTCGTCTCGTATAGTTCCGTTATCATACACCTTCTGCATAAATTCTTTACCGGCCGGACTTAGTCCAGATTTTGGTTTTGCTTCATTAATAACTGGTTTAAACTCACCTACCTTGTATTCCACGATAACTTGATCTAAAACTTCAAGTTCAGACTCCGTATAAGGTTGTTCCGCAAATCCTTTTGGCAACCGATAAAACCACTCAGCAATTACTTCATCCCAATCCGCTGTAACTGTTTCTGTTACAGGCTCAGTGTCTTGTATGGACTCTGTTATTATTGGAGCAACTTCTTTTTGCACCGGTATTGGATTGAGTATATCATCCAAATCAATCATCTTAACCAAAGTATCTTTCTTCATAATGTAATAAATCCAATTTGTTACTTACATCTACCAACTGAGCAGCATTTAATAAATCTGATGATTCTGCTATTGACTCATTTTGAATATCCACAAACTCTTGCAAGAAGTTAAATGTCATTAAATGTGTATTGAACATTTGACTTGCCCATTTCATATATTTTTCGCCTAACTGATATTCAATTGCATAAGTCTTGTTAACAGTGTCAATTAAATGAGCAAATTGACCGTTAAACTTAACTGCCGGTAATATCGGTGTTGCATTCCAATCCACAATGTATTTTTGCAATTTCATTGCATGCTCTAACTCAGCATTTGCCTCATTGGCATAAAATGCAGCTGCCTTGGTATAACCAACACCCTGCGCCCAATTAGCAGCACCTCTATAAAAATAATGTGCTGTATACTCTTCTGCAATTGCAGCATTTAATATATCTACAATTTCAGGTGTTAATGTTTTTGGCAATAAAACACCTTCCTGTGATGATACTACTGTTTGTACTATTGATTTTGGTAACTCTGCCATATAATTTCTTTTTAATAAATATTGTCAAAACTTTTATTATAAAATAAATATCTAGCTGACTTTGGAAGTCATGTCATGCATTTCATGATAATTGGTTCCGGCTTTAATTTTAACTGGAAACTTACCTTGTAAGCTCATGCTATCTCTTATATCAATTAACAGTTGACGGCCGTCATGCATATCATAATCAAACAGAAATGAGTCATAAGTATACAATACCATTTTGGTTTGATATGACAATAACAATTTATTGAGATCCAATACTCGCTTAATATTATATTCGGTTTCTGATGCCTGTAATAAATAGTTAAACAACTTGTTGGCATTCATATCTGCTAGATTACGTTGAAACATATGCCGTTGATATATTGGCGTTACGATATAACCTTGACGCTTAAATGACTTCCATAATGTGGTAATATACTTTTGTACAGCTGCAAAGAATGGTATCTGAGCAAATTCATCATCTATACCACCGTATAATAAACGGAATGTTATTTGCTTGCTTTGTTCATACTGCTCGGCCGTTAATTGCTTGGTATCAAAATATTGTTTACCAAAATACTCATGCACTGAACCAGTTGGTAAATGATATCCTATCAAGTCAGCAATTAACCGTACATGATAAGCATCATAGTCATACTCAACAAGCATTCCCTTTGCATGTCGACTACAGTATAGTTTTCTACTGCCATCTTCTTTATTCAATGCCGCAAAGTTAACACCGCCAAATTTATTACTTGGTCTGCCAGTACTAGTGTACAAGTTATATTCTGTATAAGCCAAGGACTTGGCACTTTGATATACACCATTATATTCTATATCAGAAAAAGCTTGACATGTTTCCATATCATATGTGATAAACTCTGGGGATATTTTATTTGCATTATATACTTGCATAAATACCATACGCATTGCCACACATCGTTCTAAATGCTTTGTTATTGGAAGCCAGTCATTGATATTGGTTTCATTGTGCCACCAACGCTGCCAGAAGTCATGAGCTGTGGTATTGGTTTCATCTAATGGTAACATTTTATTGGTATACCACCATGCAAACAGATCCGCATCATAACATGTATTACCGAACGTCTTTTGGAATCGCTTTTTACCTAATACAAAGATACTTGCCTGACTTTGTAGTTCTTGTATTTGTTCGGTATTGAAGGTTAAACAATCCAAATGATGGAATGGAACGACATAGTCCTGATCTTCTGCAACACTATATATGTAAATAAAGCTTATGCGGTTTTCTCGATAATGACGATAAGCATCAGAATAAACCGGAATCCAGAAACTATCACCTGCTCGTATAGCATCTTTAACATGTTGTAACTCTTGACTTGACTCAACTATCATTGATCTAAATATAAGATCAAAGCTTTACAATACCAAATTATTGTTGATAAAATTCCAAAGAATCAAAAAGATAGTTTCGCAAACCAGGCATTTTGCGTTCCATAAATGCAAGTACTCGATCATTAACAGACTGAACATGTTCTTGTTTGCCTCGGATGGTCCATTCAACAGATACAATATTCCATAGATTTAAATCTATACCTTTACGGTTCTGTGCATTTACATTGATAGCTTGGGTTCTATCAATCTCCATTATACGCTGAGGTTCATTACGTTTCTGACAAATAAATCGTGTCATGACACCAGTTTCAATTTCTTTCGCCGTTGGTTTGGCTATATAAAAAACTGGGTCTAGATGATTATAAAACTCTAATTTGGATAACTGTCGATATGTCAAGTTACTACGTGAAGCAAAAAATGATCTAGTAACACGTTCCAATTGCAAACTTCCTCGTGTAAATGTATCGCCAGAATAAATAGCTCCATTTGGATATGTATGAAAAAATCCAATATACTCATCTTGTGAAGCAACTATGATATATTCCTGGCCAGGAGTATATCCCTTTTTAATTTTATATGCTGGTGTATGTAGTTGTGGTAACATAATATTATGGTCGTGCTAAATCATCAAGTTGCTGTTGCGTGGATTGATTGTTTGTTTTGTTATTTGCTTTTACTTTCTTATTCTGTTCTTGTTGTATCTTAGTTGTCATATTAGTTAATAATGTATTGGTTTCATCTTCATCATTCCATTGAGTTGCCCCAGAATAATTTGGTTCGATGTATTTATTAGCTGGCATAAATCTTAACATTGTTTTTATCAATGTATACCATTGACCAGACCCACCTGTACCCTCATACTTATGTTCTAACTCATATACAGTAAATATAACACGAGCTCCGGACACTTCCTTTTTATACCTAGCTGGTAGAAATGATGTTGTAACAGCGTCGCCGAATCGTAATTTATCTAATCCATAAATAGTCGCCGTAAACTCTATAGGATATAACACACTGGTTTGTTTGGTTTTTTCTACAGCTGATTGCTCAGAAACTAATCGTTTTAATACACCCGTGCAGGCTTGTACACCATCTTGTTTAAATCCACTTGCAACTAAACGTAAACTACGAGCATCACCTAACTCTTGAAAAGTAGGCAATCCAGTACCCTCTTTTTTCATTTCGGCTTCATCGCGAGATAATGTCGTTGTAGCTGCGCTAGAATCTCCCTTACTACTTACTTGTGAACCATATGCAGCTGCAATTAAGTCTTGTGTTACTTTGGATTGTATTGTGAAGTCCAATGTACTACCATCTCTTGGTTCAAACACAGCCGGTGTTACAGATGCGTCTGCTATCTCACGACGGTTGCGTATTTCATATATTGATTTACTTGGCGTTGTTTCTTCACTATTAACACGCAGTTCTAAATCAAATGCTCCGCCTGACAATTCTTTGATACTATCAAATATCTTTTTAAAGAATACATCTAACGGTAATTTAGATACATCTTTGTTTTCTGATACATCGTTACGTTGACTTTGCAATGATTCTCCGATAATCTTTTTTAATAGATCTATATTAATCATGATACCAGATAAATCTCCGCTGCCAATATCACAAGCTTGAAGCATTGTTTTAGCTAATGAACTTTTTGATAGTTCAAAGAACTTACCTTGCTGTATACTTGTTGGCGCATCGCCAAATGCTACATAATCTGAAGCCATTGGATCAGTATAAGGAAAATAAACAACCATTGGATTGGCACTATAAATTTTAAATGATCCGCCATCTGCTGTTTTATAACTGACAACACCACGTGGATTACATTTAATTTCAAGTGGTTTATCGCTACCACCTGTACCGCCAATATAATATTTGTTTATTGTTTCTACAATTCCTATCAATGAAACATATTGTAAACTAGTTTTTGCATCGCCAACGCTCTGTTCGGGTGCTTCATAAAATTCTTCTGCCATATCTACGACAAGCCATCTAGACTTATCAGAAAATCCTGCTTCAAGTACACCGTTAGATCCATGTCGCGGATCAAATGATATAGCATTCATTGTGTTTGTTTCTGTTTGAATTTTCCAATAAAAATAATCAGATAATGTTTCAACAGGTTTTGCCGTATTTACCCAGTTATAATCGCTTATAAATGTTCCGCCAAACCGAACAAATGCTGTATCAAAAACGTTGACGCTCATGGCGGTACTACCAGCTCCTATACCAGACACATTTAATAAAATACTTCCATCGGCATTGTATTTAAACGATGGATCTAATATACGAAACTGCCATGGTCCTCCCACCTCAGCATCACTATAAGGATCATCCCATTCAAATTTTATATTAACATTTTTCTTGGCATCAATATATCCATAAGCTGGTTCAATGATATTATTAAAATCATTGATATCCAAACATGTAATAGCAATTTGACATTTACGGGCTGTCATGTAATCGCCGTTTTCAGATACAGTAACTAACTCTAACAGTATATTTGGATTAGAATTTGGAAAGCTAGCATTGGGGTGCCCGTCAACTGTTATAGTAACACGGCAACCACGAGCTATAGGACTCCACGAATTACGACGTTTTGTAATAGCAGACTGAACTGACCCAACCGGTGACTTTAAAAAGAAATCTGATGCCATAACTTATTATCTATTTGTTTGTAATTGATTTAATCGTTCTGATAAATTACCAATGTTTCTAGGAATACGTATTTGTAAACCAGGTGGAACTATCATACTGCCTTTGCCTAGGTTATTTGCATTTGCAATTATCCACCATAAACTTGTATCATCATAAAATGTAAATGCCAATGAATCTAAACGGTCTCCTTCCCTAGAAAATATATATAGATCTGTTGGCGACACTTCTATATTAGGTAATACAGCAGTTAAATACTTTCCATTTTGCTGTGGGGTTGCTTGATATCTATTCATATTATCCTACTGTTGGTAAACTAGTTTTACTTGATGGCAATACACGACATGATACATCTACAGATATATACATTGGCCGTTGATATGTATCAGTAATCTCCCACGGTGATTCATTGTCAATAGAGAATGAAATACTTTCTAATATAACTGGTAATGAATTGTATATATCACCAATCGTTAAACTACTTGTTTTTGGTCGTATCATTCCACTACTTATATTGACCGGCCCAGATTGTTGTTGCAATTGTCTTAGTTTACTCCATTGACGTTCTAATTGAGCTGCAGAATCTGCAACGACCATAAATGATACATCGACGCTACGTGAATGATCTGAGTATAAAAACTGACCATATGGTGCTAACAATTCTTTTTTCTCATCAGTACCAAAACTATCTGACATGGATAAACTAGTTAAATATGCAAAAAACGCAACACCACCAATATTAAATTTAATTAAATCTCCATATGCACGATCCCAACGATCTGAAACATTTTTATCTTTACTGCTATCAACAATCGTATTTATTTTTTTCTCAGCTGCTAATAATGCAATTGGTGTTTTATCAAATTTATATTCAACACTACCGTTTGTAGTATTAATATCTAAATTACTTTTTTTACCGTTACGAGTTGGTATACTTGCATATGCCAATACACGATAGTTTTCAATATTAGCAGCTTTGTTTATTTCACGTTGAGATATTGCGGTAAACTCATCATCATTAATAACTCTACTATATAATCCATTAATTTTAGACAATTCATCTATTTGATCAGTAACATCGGCGTTTATTATATCATCATCATTAGTAGATCGGTCTTCGCCAATATATGGGTTAGTATAGCTATTTTTAAGTAAAGTTGTTTCATAACCTCCATATCCTTTAATCTCACCATTATGAAATGCTAACTGAGCTCTGATACCTGTTAAATTAAAATCATAACCAATTGTTACAGATTCTTCACGATTTTTAATTACTAACTGTTTTAAAGAATTTTTTGGTCTAGAATTTAAAAAATTAAACAAATTGAGTTCAGTATATGCGCGATCTGTATACGCACGATTAATTGTGATAGTACTACTTTTTCTGTTATCAATATTTTCTTGATCATTGTTTGATGCATCAACTGTAGCTACTAATCCAGAGCGTGTTTTAAGATATGGTGTAGTATAATCATATTGAGGGTTTAAGAATTGATCTACCTTGTCCAATGTTCTAGTTGATTTGCTAAATATTGTAGGTCCTAATCCACCCAATGAATCAGGTCCACCTGATAATGAACTAATAGAATTCCAATATGGTAATAAACTTAATACCGAGCGCTCACGCTCTTCAGTTAATCGACCTAATCTATTATATCCAACTTTCATTGAGTCTAAAACACGATTTTTAACTACTACATCCTCGTACCGTGATATTCCGTCATCTATTGGCGTAACGCCAAAATTTCGAAAACGTGCTCCTATAGGTAATCCTAATATACTTGCTATGGTATTTAATGGATTGTATAATGATTGTGAATTTACTTTGGCAACAGACCCACCTGGTATAACTGGGTTTAATGTAATTGTTCCTTCTAAGTTAGGAAGCATTTGACGCAGTATTTGCTGTTTGGCAATAAACATTAAACCGTCGGGGCGTATTAAAAATTTACCAATACGAACAATATCATCAGCCGTGCGTGTAGCATTTACTATGATACCACCATTAGGAACATTTAATGATGGGAGTGTTACTCCAGACATTCCATAACGTTCTGGATCTGAACTACCATCACGCTGTATACCTTTTAGTATAAATGGTGCTTTAGCATATCCATATGGATCATGTACTTCTTCACGTACCTTGTATTTATTATACATATCATCAATAGGAGATGCGGCAGTATATGTTGCAGCTAATCCTTTCAATACCTTATTATTAAAAATATCACCGTAACGAGCATTGATACTAAATCCAGTACGTTTAGTATCAAAGTCATGTATCTGACCTTCTGGGCCTATAGGAAATTTACTACCTTCGCCTAATTGTGATAATCGGGTTGCAGTTCCTTGCCCATTGATATTAAAAGCATTACCGGAAATTCTAGGTATAAAAGCATTGCTTTGAAATCCTGCATTATTAAATCCTCTTGGTGCAGATGATACTGTTAAATCTCCTTGATCATATGTGAATCGGGTTTCTTCAACATTTTGAGCAGCACGGAATCCAGCATTAGTGCCGTACCATGATAAGTTAGATGTTAATTCAGATAGTGCCATTATGATGAATATCCCCCGTTATATGATGTACGAAACGAATCATTTGCTTTTAATTTATTACCTAATGTACTTGTGTCACGATCACCCCAATTGATAACTGCAACAGATTGCTTACCTAATAACTGACGCAATAAGTTGTTAGTTTCAGTCATATCAGTATTACTACCGTTATTAACAACCGTTTGAGTACCAGTACCAGATTGTTGAGCCATTCCAATAACACCAGGACCCATGGCAACTTCGTCGTTTTTAGTTCCTTGGAATATTGTTCCTTCTCGTGGATTGGTAACTATAGGGCCACCGCCGGATGGCATTGCCAAGTCACCAGTTTTAGTTGTAAATTTGCTTATCAAAGCAGTTAAACCACCAACTACTCCAAATGCTAATGGAATTCCTACACCAAACGGATATGATGAGAAACTAGTAAATATACCAGCAATTGCTTGAGCTACCATTCTATATGCTCCTACTACTGCCTTTCCAGCCATCAACGTTAAATATGGAATTAAAACTCCTCCCAAGACGCCTCCAATTGATGACAATACATCAAATATAAAACTAAATACTGTACTAATACCATTAATAACAGGCTCTAGGAAAGAAAACTTTTGGCTCATCAAGTCAATACCAGATTGTATATAATCAATTATCATTCCTAAGAATTTAAACGGAGCAACAATACTTTCTACTAATTTACCAATAACTATTAATACTGGTTTCATTAATTTGAATATTGGCATAATACCAGCAATTGCACTAGCAAACATTTCGGCCGCTGGTACTAATGCTACTAACAACTGTGATTTTATATTATCAAAGGTTGATTCTGCTTTCATTAAAGCATCTTGCTGAGCTAACAAAGCTTGTAATTGTTCAGGCGTTTTATCATTTAGTTCAGCTGCTGATAAATTTAATCCTGACATAGCAGCTTTTTGATCTTCGGTTAAATCGCCTAACTTTTCTTGAATAACCAATGATCGCTGTAGTTCATCAACTTCCATTCCAACAGCTTCGGCTAATTTTTTACGTTGAAGCATGTTCATGCTATTAAACTCAGCCGTACTACCAACTGCGTTTAATACTTCTTTAGCAGCTCCTGCAATATCACCTTCAAGTGCTAGTTGACGCGCTAAATCTAAATCAATTTGACGACCTGATAACGCTTGAAATTCAAACTGTGCGGTTAAACTACTTTGTACATCAAGTAACTTATCAGATATCTTGGCCATGGTATCTAATGTCATGCCCATTTTTGCAGCTTGTATTGCTGAGTCTTTTAGGGCTTGAACATTGCCTCCAAAGTATTTAGCCGTTTGTTTTGAATTTTCTGCAATATCTTTTGTTACTGCTCCTACATTAACGCCGGCCTTAAGTGCTTCAGCTGCTAAACTTTGTTGCGCTTCATATGCTGTTGTAGCAGTAGCGCCCATTGACATAAATGCATTATTTACCGATGCAGCTTGTTGTGCTCCATATCCAAATGATTTACCTAAATCAGCTACATTAGCAGCTTGCTCTCCGGTTAACATAGCAGTAGTACCAAATGCTTTAATAGTTTCTTGTTGTACTGCTAATATATCTTTCTGGGTTGCTAGCTGATTATTATAGCTTAAAGAAGCTTTTCTAGCCTCATCTGCAATTTGCCGGGCTTGGCCATATGTTACTCCAGTAGCAGTTGCAAATTCTCTTGCTTCTTTTGTTATACTTGATAATACTGCATATAAAATACCAGCTACCGCAATTACTCCGACTATACCTAATTTGCCACCCTCGAGTATTGAATTTTGTATTTTTTCACTTAGTTTATCTAATCCCAAAGCTTTAGATAACATTTCTCCGCCGGGTAACTTTTTCATAAAGTCATTAATACTACTTTGCATGGAATCTAGTGTATCAACGGCGCTCGTAAATCCTACTTTTGCAATTGGATTTGATGCTATTTTATTTATTGTTTCTAACTGCTGTTTTAATCTATCTGCTTGATCTTTAGTAATTTGTTCAAGTTCTAATGCTTTATCTATTTTCTGTATATCTTTTTGTAAAGTATCAGCTGATATTTTTTTCATTTTATTTAACGGCGTCAATGAACTTTGTAATACCTCTGCATAATCTTCTGCTGCTTTTTCTTGCTCCTGTTTAGTTTTTAACAGATCTTTTTCTTCCTTAAGATGTTTTCTAACTATTTCAAGTTGTTCACGTAATTGTGCTTTGTTTTGTATAATGCCAGATAAAATTTCAGCTTGAATATCAGCTTGTTTTTCCATATCAATGCCGATAAGCCTCGACATTTTTTGCGCTTCCGCTAATAAAGCTAATTGTTCTTTAGTATAAGTTTCTGCCATGATACTTATTTACAACTTGGAAAATGAGGATATTTTGCGCAAATATCTTCTAAATCTTTTCTTAACAGCTTATAATTTTGGTAAAAACTAGCTAGCCCGGCTTTTAACTCTGGGTCATCTTTTTTCATCTTTTCTAACTCAGACATGGCACTGCGAAACTTACCACCTAGAAAAAACTTAGCTATTACTGAAACCAATCCTTCATTAAGATTAATTTGCTGATATGCTTTACGTTCTAATTTATTCATAGATATCCTATATTTCTAATAAATATCTATTAACGTCTAATGTTAGGTTTTTTAGGTTGTTTGCTTTTGGCGTCACGTATAGACTTTTCATGCGCCTTTTTTCCTCAGAATAGATATGCTGACTTTTTCTTACATAGAATTGCCGTAGATATACTGGCATTGAGTACACTTCATGATAAGTGAATCCTTTACCATGATAAACTAGATCAAATACTTGATCATGTAATTGTACTTTATAGGTTTGCGTCAGGCCAAAAAAAGTCCAATCCGATGGTAATCGAACGACGAAAGGGCTCCCCGTCCTCCTCATCAGTGAACTCATAACTCAAATCAATATCAGGTGTTATGGTTTTAATGTATTGGCGGATGGCACGAGAATCAATGGCTAGCAATTCTGAGTCAACAAATCTACGTATTTTAGATTGCTCTGTTTCTCCATCCAATGCAACTATTACATGCTTGAGCATGGTAGTTAAAGTGGAATCCTGTTGCTTGAGTTTTGCTAAACCTTTAAGTTCCGCGTCTATTTTCTTTTGTATACGAGTTGTAACCAATTGCACTGTTACTATGCGCTTACTGGCTGGTAGTTGAAAATCAAATGTCGTTTTACCAGCTGTATATAAAGATTCATCAATTTCTTTGTCTGATAATTTAGTTAAATCAACAGTAATTTTTTGATTGTTACCGGAAGGTGTTACCACTTCAGTTTCATAATCTTTACCATAACCTAAAATACGAGCTGCTACCATTACGGCATTTTTATCGCCAATAAGCAAATCATCATAATCTACTGGTGTTACAATTAAAGATTGAAACAGTTTATCCAATACCACGCCTTGCTTGATATAACTTTGATTGGTAAGTATATCTTCTTCTTTAGCTGTCATGTATTTCATTTCAATTTTACCTGAACGTAATGCATGTCCGTCTGGGTATAATAATCCACGACTAGGAAGTTCTACAATTTCTGTTGGGAATGTTGATGTTTTAGCTTCTGGTGCAGAGTTAGTATATTGTGCTATTGCGGCCATTTTTAATTCTTCATCTGACATTTGATGTTGTGGCTTGATTGGGTATTGATCGTTAACTGTTGGCATATATTCCTTTTTTATAACCTATTTAATATAAATATTGAATTTACTTTTTAGTATGTCGTTTCTTTTTTTCTTTCTGTATTCTATCAACAGTGTCTTTAAGACGTTCTGACTGCGCTTTATAGTCAGCAACAGCAGCTTCTACTTCTGGATTATCGCCCATTATTTTTTGTAATGTTTTAATAGCTCTAACCATAGTACTGCCAAATAATATACCAGCTATAGCAGCACTCACTATTGTTATTTCCTCATTAATTCGAGTACCGTAATGTTCTATTGGATCTACATTCTTTTTCATTCATATATAAATATTAAGATAGTAAAAATCCCTCCAGGGAGGGACTTTACATACCATATATAAATACAATTTAGAATTGCAATATTGCGTAATCGTATTTCAACGTTAATTCAATAGTTACTGGATCTTCTGAACTCCAATCCATGTCACCAAAAGTTGCCGAACTAATAAATGTTCCTTTAAGAGTCCATTCTTCAACTTTATCTCCTACTGGACCTAAGCTGTTAAATGTAATATCCTTCTTGTAAAAATCAGAATATCCATCTCTACCGGTTACAGATTCATGGTGTAAACGTACCCATTCCATTACTGCCTGTGCTCCTGATGGAACAACTGGATCATACAATGTAATAGTTACATCTTGCCAACGACTCTTTCCTTTCAACTTACGCTCAACGTTGATGTGATCTAAAATGACTTCACCTTGGTCAATGCTAGGACGTGATGCAGCTTTAATCAAATATGACGGAATTCCTTCCACATACATAATAAAGCGGTTAGCCATTTTAGGCTCATACGCCGTATAAAAAATTTCATTAGGTGATAATAATTCTGCCATTTTCTGTTCTCCTTATTTTATATAAATATTACTCATCTACTATTCTGGAAAACTAGCACCAGTTGGCATAATATTGAAATCAACAATAATGAATTCAGCAGTCTTGGCAGGTTGCAAGAAAATCTGTCCTTTCATTTCGTTACGATCAATTACATCTGGAGTATTAGTTGTTTCATCCATTACAACCTTGAAGGCATATAAACCTTGACGTTGCTGAATGTTTTCAAAATATGGATTTGCAATACTTAAGAATCTGTTACGAGTTGCTGCTGTATTATTTTCAAATACCAAATACTTAGTAGTTGATGCAATAAATTTCTTAGCAGCAATTAACAAACGACGCACATTAACACGATCCAATGCAGATGCTTTCTTTTGAAGAGTCTTTTGACCAAACACAACTACACCGCTATTAGGGAAAGTTGCAATTGGATTAACAGCTGCTTCATATAATGTATCACGATTAGAGTGAGTTAATTTACGTTCAGTCTGTACAGCGATATCAATACCACCACGATTTAAACCAGCTGGCGCAAACCATGGAGCAGCTACTCTATCATTAAATGCATATACGCCAGGAATAACAGTAGATGCTGGCACCCATACATTTTTGCCTAAATCTGCATCTGGAATTTTAACCCATGGCCAATACACCGCAGCATAATTAGTATCGCGTGCTTCTGCTTTAGTAACAGCTTGACCTATAGTTGATGCAAATTCAACTGGATCATACACTAAAAAGCAATCTCCACGACTTTCACACATGTTAACGGCTTCGGTAAGTACTGTTGCATGATTTGTAAAATTATCAAATAATCCAGGCAATGTTAACAAGTTAATATCATATTCATCTTGATTCTTTAATAATCGTATAGCATCGATATACTCATTTTTGCCGGTACTATCAGCTAAATTAAATCCTTGAGTATTGGTATTACTAATATTTTCAAAAAATGCTTTTGGATGAGCTACTGTACCGTCACTTCCGTTTGCAAATGAACCAGAACTAATAGCCGGTAAACTTCCGCTTGCACTTCCAACTCTTACATTACCATTGCTATCTAAATAGTTAATAGTATTTTTATGTACATCTACACGTATGTATTTTGAACGGTTTACAAAAGATCCTGACAATTGCAAAAATGGATCACTCGTTCCAGAATCTACCATTGTATAAGTTTGATCGCCAATTACTCGTGCAATATAATTTGGAGAATTTGGATCCAAGGTTAAGTTGTTATATTGTTCTAATATAATTTTTCTATTGCTAGTATCATCACCTCTTCTAATAGAAAGATTAAATGTACCTTTGGCATCGCTCTTAGATGTTACTTCCCAACGTATATTATTACTTGTACCGTTAGATAATACATTGTTAGTACCTTCAGTCGCAGTATAACTGTTTTGATCGGCACCATCAGATAATGTATATAATGTAAATATATTTTCAGCGCCAGTCGTATTAGTACCACCTTGAGTAGTAAATTGATTCGTAAATGTTCCACCTGAACCAGTAGCAAAAACTAATCCATTTCCACCAGTACCAGCTGCTGAACCTGAAATACGTATAAGACCAGCAGTATTTGATGCAGCAAAAGCGCTTAACTTAGACACAGAATTAAATTCAGTTGCGAAGTTATTTGCAAACTGAGTTATATTAGATCCTCTATTAAAAAATCTAATACTGTCATCTGATGCATCTGTATTTGGATTACTTTGTCCGATAAACGTTACAACAGATCCTGCAGGAGTCGTAACACGTATTGCTTCAGATTCACCGCTTTGTAATAATGTTACCGAACCACTTCCAAATGTCAACCCGGTTGTTACTAGATTAGTTACGGTTGAACTGCCTGGTGTATATGCGCCCGCTAAAACACGAACAACTGTTAATGTATCTGCATATTTCAAATACTCCTGCGCCGCGTAATTTGTTAAATATTTATATGATTGTTCACTAGCGCCTGATCCACTGGTAAATACTCCTCCGAAAACTTGTAAGAATTCAGAATAACTACTTACTGTGGTTGGAATGCCTGCAGGTCCTTTTTGTGTAGGTCCTATAACAGCTGCTCCAATAGCGGCGATACGTGACGGTAAATAAGATTGATCAACCTCGTTGGTAAATACCCCAGGTGATACAATTTTTTCTGCCATGTTTGCTCCTAATTTATGT